CTCGTTTTAGCCCACACCCCTTACGGGAGTGATTCGTTAAATAAAGTTAGCGACGCTATTTTCGTCGACCAAACATCCCCACCATTTGGGATATCTGGTCCAACTTAAGTTTCTGACTAGGAGACTTAACCTGTGGGGAGGGCACCTCCGTTTGAATAGAGGCGGTTGGTTCTGGCGCGGGCGTTGGAGGCGGCACGGGTCGTTTTACGAACCCGATTAGCCCCTTTAGCGGCCATTTCGTTGCGGTAACTGCAGACATTCGTTTATAGAATGCGAGCAGCCCCTTGAAAGCCTTAGGATTTAACCCTCGACCTCCAACGGGTAATACCGGCAAGTTGGTGACGGCCTTCCCAGTCCACTTGGCTATGATGGGAGTAATCTCATTAACCAAGATACAGGCGAAATCCTGTGGACGCACTGCAGATTTTATTCCAAAAGCGGCGGATGTAATTCCGTCACTGAGGTCTATAGTCTGCGGTAGTGAGGAGGCCTTCCAATAAAGCTCAATAATCTGCGGAAGCGGGGAGGGTTTCCCCTTCGTCGAAGCAGCAAAAAGAGCCGCCGGCACATCTCGTGCCTTCCATTCCTTCAATAGTTTTGCGAATTCTACCCGAATCGCTAGCCAGTCTTTTCGACACCTCTCATTGTGCATATGAGCACAATTGAGTATGTAGAGATAAGACACGGCGCAACGTTTCGGGACACGAATTTTGCGGACATTGAACTCACAGAAGTAAGTCTGAAGCATGTGAATGCTCCAGGCAGAGACATTAAGGCGGGAGAGGGCCGTGAGAAATTTCTCACTATGCTGACTCCGGTCAACCAGCGTAACAACCTTGCTTGTATATAACGGGCTAAAGCCTGTTATCTCCAATGCTTGTTTGAACGCTGCAAGACCGGGCAGCAGAAATGCCCCCTTCTTGCTGGGCTTAGATATATCCAACGGTTTACTAGCCTGAGGAGCCTTAGGAGGCTGCTTTAGCAGCTTCGTATGGTTTGCCTCGATCAGTTGCTCGACTTTGTCCAACACTGCTTTTGACAGCAGGAGGTCTACCTTCTTAACTCTCTGGCGAGTCATAACTGGTTCTAGCAGTTCCTCATTGAGGGACTGCAACCATTTCGTTATCGACTCTATGCTGACAGTGTTCTCTGAGTGCCAAACGGCACGCAGGGGACCCAGCAGAATGAACCGGAGAAATTTCAGAAGGACTTGATCTCGCATCCCCGATAACTCAGGGATGAGAAATGTCCATTGACGAGCACTGGTTACCAATCTAAAAAGTGTGATTGCGCTAACGCTGATTGAAAAGCGTTTCGAGATTCTGTGAGCGAACTCAACACGACTTCTCCATGTTTTCGAGGTTATTTCCTCGAGAAACGATAGAGGACTGATGTTACCAGCTTCGCATAACCGTTGATTTGCAAACTCGAAGAAATTCGAGGATGATTTCAAGGACTTTGCTAGGCCGATCTTCACCTGGAAGTCGGAGCACACTTGAGTGTAGGTTAGAGCGACGTTTTCATCTCGAGAGATGTCCACATCGTCGCCTAGTACAAGATATGACTCGAACCACGAAGCGTCCCGCGGATGCGGGCACTCGCACTTCACCCAATGAGCAAATTGCACGAGCGCATGATGCACTAGTGCCATACTTGCCCAAGAGGAGTACGCTCCCATAGGTTGACCAGTCATATACCGAATAAATCGGTATAGACGGGTACCCCCATGGAAACGTTCACCCTTCTTAGGGGACGGTAAACCAAATTCACGCTCGGTTAGGACTTTGGACCAAAGCAGAGCCTTTTCATAGGCTCGATTGTAATCTCTGTCTTTATCCATAAAGAACGGAGCCAATGTTTGTATATACAAATATATTGGTATTGAATCAGTGGCGGCTGAAAGGTCGTAAGACCAATGAGGCTTGTAAGCCTTAGCCCAGTACGCATCTACCCGACCCTGTTGATCAAAAGTTGCATCATTGCAACCTAAGAGCTTCAGTAAGTCGAATAGGTAGTCGTGAACTGGTTTCATCGCTATCTGTGTCCAATAATCGCAAATCGCTACGGTACGAAGTTTCCCTCCGGGCGCTCCGAAATTGAATAACCGTCCTACTATCGGGATATCCGCGAATCGGACCTCCCTGGCCAGCTTCCACGATTCCTGGACCCATGACGACAAGGTTCCCTCCGATCGGGCTTCCTCCAGCAAATTCGCAAGTTTAAGAGCAAGTTTTTGCTTTTCTTCAGGCGTTTTCACTGGGGGGGTTGGGTAAAACCCAACCATCCGGTCGAAGAGTTCTAAGTCTAATGGGAAGTGTGACTCCTGAGAGATGGCGTCCATAAGAATAGCCGCCGTTGGGTCGTTCATTAGAACGAACCATTGCCGGACATAATTACGGGCCCCTCTCAGATTCCACGCTTTTGCGTCCAGGATAATGGAAAATAAACCTATGGAGGATCTAAGATTGGCACCAGCCGATCTTATGATTTCTCCTAGGCGCGATCGATACTGAAAGTTATAAAACTTTGAGTCAGATGCCTGAGCTCGTTTACGAACAAGCTCGGGGAAAACATATCTAGCGAATGTAACAAACTTATCGTAAGAGAAGTTTGGAACAAACGTAGGTAGAGGTTTCCGGATAGTCTCATAGGCCGTTTCTGGGTCGGGCAGCTTAACTTTAAGCGCCCTATAAATATTTAAAATAGAAACCCATATTCGTATCCATTTGAGATCACCTGATCTGATGAGAAGTCGCATATCTTTCGGTATATATCGCGGAAGGCCATGGGCCAATCCTACGCGTAGCCCCAAGGCATCGGTTGATGCCAAGGGATTTCCTGATAGGTAGCAATAAACGGCAAACAACCCTATCTTAAGTCTTTTACAGACAAAAGGTAGGCCATTATTGGTGAGGTTACTCCGCAGCACTCGCGTCAGGCTGAATAAGCTTGATAGTCGACGTTCTGGGGCTGTTACACCACTGTAATGGAATAGTTGCCTAGTCCATACAATGACAGCTCGCTCAATACTCTTGGGCGAAACGGAAACCATCCCATCGACCATTTTTACGTTCATCTGGGCAAAATGCCGGAGACGTTTAAATTCCTTCCAGGTAAGGCGATTAGCCCTATTCTGGAAGTACACTGAGGACTTGAAAGGCTCCCGAACTCCTTTAGGAGAAGAGGGGGAATTTTGAGAAATTGGTGTAGGTGGTTTGTCACCGGGGCGAGCGACCACGATAAGTGTAAGTTCGTTATGGAGCGAGACTCTGGACTGGAGAAGATATTCTCCGCGCGATAGATATAAGAGACCCCGCGGGTCGTACGGATCAATGATCACGTACGGACGCTGGGCTTGGATGTCCCAATCGACGATAGTTCGCCAATGTGCGACAGTCCTGTTCTCCGCTTTCATATCGCGTATGTCGGCAACAGATACGGGGAGACCCGCGATTAAGTATCGCGGTTCGTCGTTCTGATAAAGAATAGATGAGCTGCTAAATGCTTTAATCGAGATATCTCTCGCAAAGGAGCAAGTAGCGTGGATGGATGTGAATAATATTTGCATTCGTTCATTTTACTTGTAAATTTGATCGGTGAGACTCCTCTTTCCTACAGGGATGTTAACCCTCCCCGTAGGGGAGCAAGTTGTGAGAAGACCACCGTGGTCTGAATCACGCTTACTTCCTTGCGGAATTTGCGGTAAACTATCACCCTACTTAAGTGCCGACTAAGGCGTGAAGAGAGGTCTATGGGTTGTATGGGATTTAGGTGGCGCGATTACAATCGCCCCATGCCACGTTTTCTGTACAATGCTTAGTCCTACGTCGGTTACAGAAGCTTTCGCCTGTTCTCGGTCGTATACACGTGCGCTTTCGCCGACATATATGTCGCGATTGTACGTACTTGTGACATGGTTGGAACCTGTAAAACGTGCTTGCATTTCTGCGCGCGTGTGGGTGCTCTGCACCCTCCCGCCAGGAATCTAAGCCTGGGGTTCGCCCCTTTTACATCTTCCAAAAGTAGTGATGAGTCTCCTTGACGATTCACGTACGCCAAGTGCCACGTTACCGTGGCGCCCCTCACGGGGTGCTGGTAACAAGGTACGGAGATGAGCGAAGGCCTTTCACACAACCGTTCACTTACCGGTCAAAGTAAGTGTGGTTAAAATGTGTTCGAGAGCTTCCGTGCGCAAGCACGCCGGACTGCAAAGTCCGGG